TTACGCGGCCAGGTCGGCCTGCTGCGGGGCGGCGCTCGGCGGCGTGAGGGTCAGACGCACCTCACCGCGGCGCCATGCAGAGATCAGCTCGGCGTCTTCGTCCTCGTCCAGCAGCACCGAGACGGTGAAGCCCATGGCCACGCTGCCGCCTTCGAGCGGCTTCCAGGTGATCTTTTTCACCTTGGCGTCGGCGAAGAACACCGCCTCGATGTGGTCCATCAGCGAGCCGATCGACAGCTCGTAGCCTTCGAACTTCCCGGTGATGTCCTGCTCGCCCAGCAGCGGCAGGTTCAGCGCCACCAGGTCGGTGCTGCCTTCCATCGGCAGGTTCTGCTGCTGGCCCTTGTCGGCCTTCTTCCAGAACGCCGGCAGGATGGCCGGGTCGATGGTGTTGAGGATCGTGTTCGGAGCGTTCAGCGAGAACTTCAGGTCAGCAGCGGCCGCGTCTTCGTCGCCGTGCTTTTCCTTGCGCAGGTTCAGATGCGAGAACACCGCATCGTGTTGATCGAGTTGGAACATCGGTGGTGCCTCTCGTAGGAGCCGGCCGCGCCGGCGGGGATGGTCAGCCGCGCACGCTGCTGGTTGCAGCCCAGTGGGCTCTGGCAGCGTCACGGTCGGTGTGGGCCTGGTGGATCTCGGCGATGCGCAGGGGCACGACGACGGCGGCGAACAGCGCGACGGCGGCCCAGGCAATGCGGAGGCGGCGGCTCATTGCACACCGCCCGTGGCTTTGGCGATGGCGATCGCTTCGTCGATTCGTGCCAGCGTTCCGCCGTTGGGAATGTGCTTGCGCTCGCCAGCCTCCACGATCCATTCGCGCGCGTGTTCGAGAGCCGCTATAACCTTGGATGCAGGCGGCTGCGGAGCATTGGCCAGCTGGGTTGCCAGCTGCTCGCACTCGCGTTCGCAGTAGGGCAGTTCACGGTGGATGCCGTCAGCGCGGTCGTCCCACATGTATGGCTTGTCGGGGTACTTCAGGCGCTGCTGTTCGAGGTGTTCGTCGCTTGGACGGTCCCAAGCATGAGCACAGTCGTAGCCAACCCACCACATCCCGTCGTGTTGGACCGGATATTCCTCATCACCGCCGGTGAAGGTGATGCCGCCATGCACTTCGATCTCGAAATCGAAGCTGCTGTAATCGATGCCGTAGAGTCGGTGTTCCTTGGGAAGCGCGACGTAGCCGCAGCGATGGCCGCGATCCGTCATGATCACCACCGCGCGCAATCCGGCCTCGGTGGTCCAGTCCTTCTCAACGTTAAACGCCATTGTCAGATTCCTCCACGCACAGGCCGTCCACGGCCTCGCGGTTGTGATCGGTGTCGGTGGGTTCGCACGCGGCCAGAGCGGCGTCCAAGCGATCGCCGGTGACGATTACGTCGACCAAGTCGCTGGAGTCGCGGTAGGCACGGGCAGCGGCGCGGACGTTGGCGAAGGCCATGCGCACGGCGTCGATCTGTGCAGCGGCGTCAGCCAGGCCCTGTTCCTCGCGCAGGTAGTGCGCGCAGCTATCGAGCGCGGCATCCACGCCGATGGCCATCAGCCCGGCGCTCACGACAGCACCGCCTGCACCAGCACAGCGGCTAGCACGCCCAGGCAGAACGACAGGGCATTCGTGACGACAGTGGCTACCACGTGGTGGCGATGATCGCGTTCGGCGGCGGTCATGCGGCGTCCTCCATGTGCCCGGCCTCGAAATCGTTCATCGAGGCGTCCACGCGGCGGGACATGTCGCGGACCAGGTCGGCCAGCTCGCGGAAGTGGGGCAACAGGTGGGCCGGAACCTCCTGCGTCAGGAGGTGGGTCATCACGTGCCGAGCCTGGCTCAGCTTCTCGACCAGAGGGGCAACGTCGCCCTCGCGCTCCAGCTCCGCCGCCACGTGGTCGCAGGCGAACTGGAAGGCCTCGTCGTTCGGTTCGGCCGGTGCGCGGCCGTCATGGCTGCGCTGGGCAGCGCGGGCCAGGTCGTTTTCGGTGCGGACTGCCATGGGTGACCCCGTCTGGATGGCCCGGGTGGGCCGACGGAAGCGAGATTAGGGGCGCTAATCTTCCATGTCAATAGGGGCGCTTATATTTGTTTTTGGCAGGGTCAACACTCGGATGGGACCGAAGAGCAGTCTATCGATCGACCGACCGGCAGATCAGGGAGGGGAGGTGGAAGCCCACCCACAGCGCGATGAAGGTGGCTACGACCCCTCGAATCGGAGAAAACCCGCCTTCCTCATCTACGAAGCCGAAGGAATTTGGGAGCCACCAGAGGACGGCATACGTGCCGGCGTAGGCCATGATCCCGAAGCCGGCCACAGCTGCAATGAAGTAGATCCACGTCAAGGCAGTCTTGCCTTTACCGCCATCAGCATCGCCAGCGCCATTGTTGAGACGAGCAAGCCAGCTGGGGGCGAAGTGGCTGGCCAGTAGCATATGCAGTGCAGCCAGCAAGGGCAGCATCCCTAGGACACCTACGCTGATCAGCACTGCAGTTTTCATTCTTCCCAGCTCCCGATCCATCGCACACGGCCGATCACCTGGATTGGGTGGCGAGGGCTGTCCATGCGTTTCGGCTTGCGCCAGTTGTGGTCGCCTCGCGGATTGTCGGCCTTGAAGAACACCAGGTCGTCGATCACTTCGCAGCGCTTCACCTGGTATTCCTTGGCCGCGCCGCCTCCGTCAACCATGATCACGTACAGATGACCGTCGCGTGGGCGCGTATCTGTAGTGTCGAAAAGAACGGCATCACCGCTGTGGATGCGCGGTTCCATGCTGTCGCCGCGGCCGTACATTACAGCCAGGGCGTCCGGGCGCAGCCGCTTCCTCGCCAGCGACTCGGCGCGGAACTTCAGTCGGTGCGTTTCTGCGTATTCCTGGGCTTCTGGGCCGCCACCAAGGCCCATCGCCTGGGCATAGCCTTTAATGTCCGCCCAGTCGCCGCTGTCGGTCGGGGGGCCGACAAGCTGCTGCTCCGGTAGGTCGCGACGCACATCGGTGTCGTTGATACCCAGCAAGCGGCAGAACACCAGCAGCGTCCGATAGTTCATCGGGATTTTGCCGTTGAGGTATTGGCTCACGGCTCCCTGTGTGATGCCCAGTTCGTCAGCGACCTGGTCCTGGGTCAACCCCAGGGACCGTGCACGCGCCTGCCACTCCAGTTTGAGCTTCGCGGCAGCGGCGACATCCGCCGGGGTGGGCTTCGACTTACGACTGTTTTCCATATCAGGAACGCTAATTGGAGCGGGTTCAGGAAGCCATGAGGGGCGCTATTGATCTTTCACATCAGGGGCGCTAATAATGCCGCCCATGGACATCGCCACCTACCGCAAAGAAAAGGGGCTGTCGCAGTCGGCGTTCGCCGATCTGCTGACCGCATCGGGCTCACCGGCTACGCAGGGCCTCGTCTCCCAGTGGGAGAAGGGCGCAACGATCCCGGCCGAACGGGTCGTGGAGATCGAGAAGGCGACGGGGGGAGAGGTGAAACGCCACTCCCTCCGCCCCGATCTCTGGCAGACCCCGGAAGCCGGGGCTGCCGCCTGACATGGCTACGTCCTGTTTCGGAATTGCCAGTAGCGATACGCGGCCTTCAGCGCGAGCAGCGCTAGTGCCAGCCCGCGTACCACCCATTGCGCTGGGCCATCTGGAGGGAAGGCCATGACCGAGAGCGCCAGCAAGCCCAGTACCAGCAGTTCGGGCCAGGCCCGACGTAAGGCGGACAGCCTGCTCATCGTGATGGCGGTGGTCTTCTCCTTTTCCACGCTCTTCGATCTCCCTGCTTGGGTGCTTTGGGTTCAAGCCGTGATCCTGCTGATAGCGATTCTGGCAGTTACTTACCGCTGGGTGGCCGACATCCACGGCCGCGCCAAGAAGGGGGCCTGATATGAAGACCATTTCCCGTATTGCGAGCATCCAGTTGTTCGTCGAGTTCGATGATGACGAACTGGTTGGTTGCAATATCACTGTTGAAACCAATGGTCGGCAGACCCTGCTTGGCCTTTCTACCGCCGTGGACGCGGCAGCAGCCGCTGAGAGGGTGCTGGAAGAACGGGTTCGGGCCCGCATGCACACAGAGGTTACGGCTGCTGTAACAGAGACGGGTGCTAAGCCCTCTGCCGGGCACTGCGCAGTCGACGAGTACGCCGATTCGATCGGTGTGGCGAGGGGGATCCGTCGATGACTGGCTGGTTCAGCCCCCTTGCTGGAACTGCCCGGCGGCGCCGTCGATCTCGCCCGAGATCCCCGCGAGTCTGGCGAGAAACGCCTGCATGTAAGGGCCATGTTGGGCAAACAGCGTCTCATGCTGTTCCTCGATCCAATCCGGTTTCGACTGGTCCCACACGTGCCGCAGTAGATCCGGCTCGGGGTGCGTGGCGATGAGGACCGATAGCAGGGCTTCGTTGGCCTTCGCAGTGGCCGCAAGAACAGAGGCCAGCCGCGTCAGCGTAGCCGTATCCATTTCCATGTCCGTCTCCGGTGGTAGTTGGGTTGGGTCGCACCACCAACTCTACCGGCAGACGGGCACCCACCACGCCGGTCATCGGCCGGGCCGGGCCGGGAAGGGGATCACCACGCTGGGTGCACCGGGTGGCTTCGGCACCGGCTTCCGCGTCGGCCTGGCCTCAACCGTGTCGCCGACCCGCTTCACCACAAACAGCTTTCCGCACATGGGCGTGAGCGTCAGTACGTCGGCCAAGGCCGGCTGAGTCTTTTTCACAGGGCTGCATTCCGATTTGGGGATGCGGCCATTTTCAGAACCAGTCAGGGGAACGCAGGGGAACACGTTGACCCCAGCATTCCCACCCACGGGATAACTGCATGAAAAGCCTAACAATTACCTACGATGACGGGATCGCGCGTAACAGGTCGTTGCGTGAGCACATCGCGGCCCAGGTATACGCCGGCGCGGGTGTGACGGCGATCGCCGGTCGGCTCGACATGGCCCCTTCGAAGCTGAGCGAGAAGCTGGCCGGCTGCGACAGCGGTGGCAAGCCGCGTGGCCTGTCGATCGACGACCTGGAGCGATACATCGCCGAGACGAAGGATGTCACGCCGATCCACTACCTGATCGAGCGCTACCTGATCTCGCCGGAGGCGCAGCACGCCGAGGCCATCGCCCAGTTCACCAAGCTGGTGGCGGCGATCGAGCCGCTGGCCAAGAGCCTGGGGATCAAGTGGCCATGAACGCCTACGACATCGCCCGAGAAGAGCGGATTGAGACCCTGCACGGATTGGTGATGGCTGCCCACCGTGCCGGCGATACGGAAGAGAAGCGCCGGGTATACGGCGAGCTGAAGGCGGCGATCCTGGCCCGTTCACCGGAGCAGGTAGCCGTGCTGGAGCAGCGGCTGATGGCGCGGGTCATGGAGGCGGATCATGCGTGACTACGCAAAGGTCGTCCCCAAGTTCTGGACGGGCGAAACCTGCAAGGCCCTTCGCCGGAAGGGACCGGAGGGGCTTGTCGTGGCCCTCTATCTCATGTCCGCGCCGGGCTCAAACATGCTCGGTCTGTACTACCAGCCGATTCTGTTCATGGCCCATGAAACCGGCCTGGGCTTGGAAGGGGTTCGCAAGGGGCTTGCCGACTGCATCGAAAGCGGCTTCTGTTCCTATGACGAAGACTCGGAGATGGTTTGGGTCTTCGAAATGGCGAAGTACCAGATAGCAGAGGCCCTGAAGGGCTCCGACAACCGCTGCCTGGGTATCCAGCGGGACTACGATGCTGTTGCAGCCAACCCTTTCCTCGGCGCCTTCTTTGACCGGTACGAATCTGCTTTTCACCTGTCTAATCGCAGAGGCGAAGAAAGGGGGTCGGAAGGCCCTCCAAAGCCAAGAGCAGGAACAGGAACAGGAACAGGAACAGGAACAGGAAAAGAGCCCCCCCATACCCCCCCGACTGAAGTCGGCGGGGCGAAGGCTGGTCGAAAGAAGCGGGAGAAGATCACCTTCGCGGCCTTCCTCGACGTGTGCCAGGAGGCTGGCGAGTCGGCGATCCCGCGAACCGACCCGATCTTCACGTTCGCCACGGACACCGGAATCCCGAAGGACTTCCTGCACCTGGCATGGCGCGAGTTCGCTGCCCGGCATCGCGACAGTGGTCGGATGCAGAAGGACTGGCGCGCCCACTTCCGCGATGCCGTGCGCCGCAACTGGTTCAAGCTCTGGTGGTTCCCGGCGACCGGGCCCTGCGAGCTGACGACGGCGGGTGTGCAGCTGGCCCGTGAGCGCGACGCAGAGCGCGCTCGCGAGCAGGATCAGGAGCAGGCCGCATGAGTGCCCAGCCTGCCTACCGCGACGACTACGCCTACCTGCCGGTGCCGCCGCACTCGATCGACGCTGAGCAGTCCGTCCTCGGGGGCCTGATGCTTGCACCGGAGGCGCTGCGCGAGGTCCGCGACCTGCTGACCGAGCAGAACTTTTATCGCCGAGACCACCAGCTGATCTACCAGGCCATGTGCGACTTGGCCGACCGCGAGCAGCCGTTCGACGCGGTGCTGCTGGCCAACTGGTTCGAGAACCAGGGGAAGCTGGAGATGGTCGCCAATGGCGCCTACCTGGTCGAATTGGCCAGCACCACGCCGTCGGCGGCAAACATCCGCGGGTACGCGGAGGTCGTTCGCAACAGAGCATTGCGGCGCGGCGTGATCGAGCGCGCCACGGAGATCACCAACGACGCCTATGGCACTGCCGACGAGGATGCCGATGCCCTGGTGGCCAGCGCTACCGCGAAGTTCGCCAACCTCAGCGTGCAGTCGGGCGGCAACGGTGGCCTGGTGCTGGTGCGCAGCGACCTGCAGGGCATGTGGGAGGAAATGGAAGCCCGCTACGAAGGCACAGCCGACCTGGGTCTCGTTCCGCCGTGGCAGAACGTTGCCAGGAAGCTGCCGGGGCTGGAGCCGACCGACCTGATGATCCTTGCGGCGCGGCCGTCCATGGGCAAGACCGCGAACATGCTGGAGTGGGTCTACAGCGTGGCAGCTCAGGGCAAGAACGCGGCGGTGTTCAGCCTGGAAATGAGCCGCCGGCAGCTGCTCGCGCGGCTGATGAGCATGCACTCGGGCGTGCCGTTGTCGCGCATGCGCGTGAAGGGCGAACTGACCAACGACGACTGGCACAAGCTGAGCATCGCCAGGAACTACTTGCACGGGTTGCCGCTGGCAATCGACGACTGCGGTTCGCTGCCGGTGGATTCTCTGGTGGCGCGCGCGTCGCGGATGCACGCGAAGGTCAAGGGCGGCCTGGGCGTGGTGGCGGTCGACTATCTGCAGCTGTTGTCCGGCCAGGCCAAGGCGGGAAATCGGACCGAGGAAGTCTCCTACATCTCGCGCACGCTGAAGAAGCTGGCCAAGACGCTGGGCTGCCCGGTGATCGCGTTGTCGCAGCTGAATCGGAGCGTGGAGACGCGAACCGATAAGCGTCCGGTGATGGCTGATCTGCGCGAGTCAGGCGGCATCGAGCAGGACGCCGATGTGATCGCCTTTATCTACCGCGACGACTACTACACGAAGGACGCCTGCGGTGCGCCAGGCGTTTCGGAGTTCATCTTGGCAAAGAACCGCCAGGGTGAGACCGGTACCGCCTACCTGCGCCACCACCTCGAATGCAGCCGGTTTGAGAACCACTTCGGCGACAAGCCGAACTACACGTTGAAGACTGCGATTCGCACCGCCGCTGACGACGATGGTGATGGCTTCGATGCGCCGCGCGATCGCCGCCGCAGCGGAAAGGATCTGGCCACGGGAGATAGGTTGTGAAGCCATCCACGTTCATTCTGCGGGCTGAGAACGCCCGCGACCGTATGGCAGCCGCGTGGAAATTCGCCTGCCAGTTCCTGGAGCTGGGGCAGGACGTGCGCCTGACCGTGCAGGAACACAAGCCAAGTCGCAGCCTGGAGCAGAACGCCATGTTCCACGCTATCTGCGGTGAGCTGGCCACCCAGGTGAAGTGGGCCGGCCGCTGGATCGATGCCGAGGGCTGGAAGCGCCTGCTGGTCGACGCGTGGGCGCGCGAATCCAACCGGCAGCAGGGCGACGTGGTGCCGTCCCTCGACGGCGCCAGCATCGTGAACCTGTCCATACAGACCAGGCGCATGACCGTAGGGCAGATGGCCGAGCTGATCACCTTCGCGCAGGCGTGGGCAGTGGAGAACAACGTGCGCCTGAGTGACCAGGCACCGAAGCGACTGCAGAGGTATGCGGCATGAAGCGCGGACGCAGCACCAGCAAACCCACGGTCGAGCAACAGCATCGCATGGACGCCATCAAGGACATCGGCTGCGTGGTCGCCTACGCCCTCGGCCTTGGCTTCGTCCCATGCGAGGTTCACCACCTGACCGTAGGCGGGAAGCATGGCCAGAAGCGCCGCGGCCATGACTTCACCATCGGCCTGAATCCCTGGTCCCACCGCGGTGAGCCGTTCGGCGGCATGTCCGCTGCCCGTTGCGAGGAACTGTTCGGGCCGTCCTACGCCCTGCAGCCGCGCAAATTCCGCCAGGAGATCGGAAGCGACGACTACCTGCTGGACCTGCAGAACACCCTGATCGAGAAGCACATGAAGGAGACCCGCCGATGGCAAGCCGCCTGATTATCAGCATTGACCCAGGCCTGACGGGCGCCATCGCGGCGCTGGTGGACGGCGCGCCTGGCCCGGTGATCGATATGCCGTTGCAGGCCGTCGGCGAGAGCCAGGAAGTGGACGCCCGGGCGATTGCTCTGTTCATCCGTGCGGCGCGCGAGATGAACCCTGGTGCGGCCGTGTCTGGCGTCATCGAGCGGGTTCGTGCCATGCCGCCGAAGCGCGGTCCTGACGGCAAGGAAGAGCGGAAGGCGGGGCCGCAGTCGTCGTTCAACTTCGGCGACCACTACGGCAAAGCCAAGGCCGTGTTCGAGTTGCTGGGCGTGCCGTACCTGCGTGCTGAGCCGGCCAGCTGGAAGCGCTGGTTTGGGCTGACCAACCAGGGTAAGGATGCGGCGCGCCTGCTCGCCATCCAGCGGTTCCCATCCGCCGTCGGCCAGCTGCAGCGGAAGAAGGACAACGGCCGCGCTGACGCCCTGCTGATTGGCCTGTACGGCGACAGTCTGCTGCGGGGCGGTGCATGACCACGCCAGAGGCCCGCACGCGGAAGCGCTACAACGCCTACTTGCGCCGGCATGGCGTGTGCGCCGTCTGCACCATGCGCGAGCGGGGCAGCAGCCCCGCGCACTGCCAGCGCCGGCCGGAACGGCAGGGCGGCTGCGACACCGACGGTCTGCTGCCGGTGTTCAGATTCGACGAAAGCGTGCTGGAGGGGATGCGCGATGGCGACTGATGACTACCTGGTGCAACAGCTCCGGGCCTGGGGCCATGCGCAGGCCAACCGCTTCGCACTGACCTACGCTGACCGCAGCACCCACGTGCTGGAGAAGGCCCGCGACATGGCGCCAGGCACCCGGGAAAGGGCCCTGCGCGACTTGGTGGGCCGAGACGGATCCAGCCGCCGGCGGTTCATGGCCGACCGCAGCGGCGTGGAGGGCATGGGCATGCTGCCGGCATGGGCGGTGGATCCCGTGAGGTCGACGAACGACGCCGATAAACCGCACGACAATCCGGAGATCGCGGTCGACGTCGGTATCCCGGACGCACTGCGTTGGGTCGAGCAGGCGCTGGCGTCGATGATGCGGCAGTGCCCGCTGCGCGCCCTGGTTCTGCACACCGAATACACGGTGTCTGCCAGCCAAGCCGTCAAAGCGAGGATGGTCGCCGAAAAGTATGGGGGTGAGCTGACACTGCGGCAGTATCGGTATGAACTGAGCAAGGGGCTGGAGTGGTTCCGGGGACGGCTTGCTGCATAATCCAAAGACCCAGTCCAAGGAGATGGAACATGCAGGGGAAGTGCCCGAAGTGCGATAAGGCCGCTGTCCGCATCAATACCGAGAAGCAGACCACCGTGGTGGGCGGAATTCAGACCCACATTCTGGTGTTCAGCACCAGCTGCTGCCATGTGATCGTCAGCGTGGCGTTGGATCCGAAGGAGATCGTGAAGCGGATCGGTTGACAGTGACGTCACCGAATGGTTTGATTCTGCAACTGTCAAGAATTGTCCCTGAAGCCCCGGCCCTGCGTCGGGGCTTCTGCGTTTCCGGGACTGCGCTTCCTGCGGGCGTAGGCCAGAGGTCCAGGCTGCCGGGCTCATAACCCGGAGATTCGCCGGTTCGAATCCGGCCCCCGCAACCACCCACGCCCGTCCACCCTCACCGGACCAATTCGCCGAGCCTGCCGGGCTGCGGTGACGGGCACCTATCGACCAATCGGGGAGGGCGTCATGCCGAACCGGATCAACCATGGAACCGACATGCGGGGAGAAATCATTGACGCGGTGGGGACCGCAGCCCTGAAGGTCACGCCGCCGGTAACGGTGGCCACGGCCGTCGCATCGGGGTTCACCCTGGACAAGGCGGTGCTGGTGCTGACGGCCATCTACCTGGTGGGCCAGATCGGCTACCTGGTGTGGAAGTGGATCCGCGAATGGCGCCAGGCGCGCCGCGGCGGGGTGACCGGATGAAGGGCAAGGTGATCGGCGGCAGCGCAGCAGCCGTTATCGCCTTGGCCGCCGCCGCGCTGGTGAAGCCGTGGGAGGGCTACTCGCCCACGCCGTACATCGACATGGTGGGCGTCGCCACCCACTGCTACGGCGACACCAGCCGCGCGGACAAGGCGGTCTACACCGAGCAGGAGTGCGCCGAGAAGCTCAACAGCCGCCTGGGCAGCTACCTGACCGGGATCAGCCAGTGCATCAAGGTGCCGCTGCGCGAGCGCGAGTGGGCCGCGGTCCTGAGCTGGACCTACAACGTGGGCGTGGGTGCTGCCTGCCGCTCGACGCTGGTGGGCCGGATCAACGCCGGCCAGCCCGCCGCGAGCTGGTGCCCGGAGCTGGATCGCTGGGTGTACGCCGGTGGCAAGCGGGTGCAGGGCTTGGTGAACCGCCGGGCCGCTGAGCGCCGGATGTGCGAGGGCCGGTCGTGAACCGCATCGCCGTCGCAGTCGCCGCCTTCGCCCTGTGGTCCGGTGCCATGGTCGGCGTTGGCTGGGCCTGGCGCAGTGATCGGGCAGAGGGCAGGGAAGCCACCCAGCGCGCCGCCGGTGCCGAGGCAGCCGCAGCCCAGGTCAACCAGACCCGTGCCACCGAGCACGCCCAGGCCGAGACACTGGCCACCATTGGAGCGAAGCATGAAGAAGACCGCACTGCGGCCGCGACCGTCCCTGCTGCTGTTGTGGCTGACCTGCGCGCTGGGCGTCTCCAGCTGCGCGACGACCTCGCCACCTGCAGCACCAGCCTCCTGTCCCAAGCCGTCGCCGGCGCCGTCGAACGTGATGCGCACGCCGAACTACGAGCAGAGGTTGCGGGAGCTGCTGTTCAAATCGGCCGTGACGCCGACGACCATGTCCGCGCCAGCCAAGCCGTGATCCGGGCGGACAGGGAGCAGTAATGGCACGGCCCAGCAAGTACAGCCAGCAGCTGGCCGACGCGATCTGCGACCTGCTGGTGGATGGCAAGAGCCTACGCACGATCTGTTCCACGGCAAAGATGCCGAGTCGTTCCACGGTCATTCGTTGGCTGGCCGAGAACGAGGCATTTCGCAACCAGTACGCGCGTGCACGCGAGCTGCAGGCGGACACGCTGGCCGAAGAGATCCTCGACATCGCCGACAAGGCGGTGCTGGGCGAGCGGCTGAAGAAGGACGGCAAGGGCAAGGTGCTGGAGCGACAGACAGGCGACATGGTCGAGCGCTCCAAGCTGATGATCGATGCCCGGAAGTGGTACGCCGGCAAGCTGCAGCCCAAGAAGTACGGCGAGCGTGTTGCCCTGGACCACGGCGTGCAGGACAACCTGGCCGACCAACTGAGGGCCGCCCGTGAGCGCGCAGCTGGCCGGGAGTCCTGAGCAGCAGCTGGTCGAGGCGATCGGCTCGTTCCAGCACGACCCGCTGGGCTATGTGCTGTTCAACTTCCCTTGGGGCGTCAAGGGCGGCCCGCTGGATGGCAAGAAGCTACGCGCTTGGCAGCGCCGGCAGCTGGAGAAGGTTGGCAGGAAGCTGCAGGCCGGGGCTGCTGATGCTGGCGAGGTGATCCGCCAGGCTGTCGGCTCTGGCCATGGCATCGGCAAGTCCGCGCTGGTGGCGATGCTGATCAAGTGGGCCTTCGACACGTTCGAAGACACCCGCGGCGTGGTCACCGCCAACACCGACAACCAGCTGCGCACGAAGACCTGGGCCGAGCTGTCGAAGTGGCACGGGATCAGCCTCACCAAGGACTGGGCAACGCTGACCGCCACGGCGTTGATCAGCAACGCCCCGGGCCACGACAAGACCTGGCGCATCGACGCGGTGCCGTGGTCGCAGAACAACACCGAGGCGTTCGCAGGTCTGCACAACGAGGGCCGGCGCATCCTGCTGGTGTTCGACGAGGCTTCGGCCATCGCCGACAAGGTGTGGGAAGTGGCCGAGGGCGCGCTGACCGACCAGGGCACCGAGATCATCTGGGCCGCGTTCGGCAACACCACGCGCAACACCGGCCGCTTCCGCGAGTGCTTCCGCCGGTTCAAGGCCAGCTGGGACACCGAGCAGATCGACAGCCGCACTGTTGAGGGTGTGAACCTGGTCGAGGCTGAGCGCATGGTGCGCGACTACGGCGAGGACAGCGACGTGGTGAAGGTCCGTATCCGAGGCCTGTTCCCGTCGATGTCAGCCCGCCAGTTCATCGCCGAGGCGGACGTCGCTGCAGCCTACGGGCGACACCTGCGAACGGAGCAGTACAGCTGGGCGCCGAAGATCCTCACGCTGGACCCGGCGTGGGAAGGCGACGACGAGCTGGTGATCGGCCTGCGTCAGGGCTTGGCCTATCGGCAGCTGCGCACGCTGGCCAAGAACGACAACGACATGGCGGTGGCGGCGATCCTCGCCCAGCTGGAGGACGAGCATCAGGCCGACGCTGTGTTCGTAGACGGCGGGTTCGGCACCGGCATCGTGTCCGCAGGCCGAACGATGGGCCGCGACTGGCGCCTGGTGTGGTTCTCGGGCGAGTCGGGCGACCAGGGCTGCCTCAACAAGCGCGCTGAGATGTGGAAAGCCTGCCGCGACTGGCTGAAGGAAGGCGGGGCCATCCCCGAAGACCCGCAGCTGCGCGACGAGCTGCAGGCACCGGAAACCGTGCCGCGCCTCGACGGCAAGCTGCAGATGGAATCGAAGAAGGACATGAAGCGCCGCGGCCTGCCGAGCCCCAACCGGGCCGACGCCCTGGTGCTGTCGTTCGCATACCCCGTGATGCCCCGGCCGCGCTTCCCCGATGGGTCGCCGATGGAGCATCGCGACCACGCCGACCAGCAGGCCGGCGAGCCCTACAACCCGTTGTCCTGAAGGAATCCCCATGTGCAACTCCGCCCCCAAGGTGAAGCCGGTGGCCGCAGCGCCCGAAGTGGCGCCCGAGTCGATCGACGATGCCGCCGTGAACGAGCGCGACCGCGAGCGCCAGCGGCAGCGCCTTCGCTTCGGCAGCCGGTCGACCATTCTGGCCGGTGACACCAGCTCGGCGATGCCCACCGCGTCGGTCAAGACGGCTCTGGGTGCCTGACGCCATGTGCACCTCGCGCCAGATCATCGATCCGGGTGGCCTGCTGTTCGGCGACAAGACCGGCAAGTACGCCGACCCGCTCGGCATCACCAAGACCGCCGTGGGAGACCCGACCGGCACCGTGCGCCGCGAGCGCAAGAAGGTCGAGGACGAGCGCAAGACCTTCCAGCGCAGCGGCGTCACCTCGGTGGCTTATCGCTCCGCTGCACCTACCACCGCGCTGGGCGGCACTGCTCCGCGCAACACCCTGCTGGGGGGCGGCTGATGGACATGATGGAACTGCGCGGGCATTGCCGCAGGCGCAAGAAGGCTATGCAGGATGCCCAGACCGATTGGGTGCCTGATTGGCGCCAGGTGGCGGAGTATGTGGACCCGACTCGCGGCCGCTTCTACGGCGAGAACGACAACAAGCCGCGCAAGCGCAACCGCGCCAAGGTCATCAACAGCACCGCGACCGAGGTCCTGCGGGTAATGGCGGCCGGCATGATGTCGCACATGACGCCGAAGGCACAGCCCTGGTTCCGCGTGACCACGCCTGACCCTGCGATGGCCGAACAGTTCGGGGTCCGGGTCTGGCTGGACGACGTGGCAGCACGGATCCGGGACGCTCTGGCCAGCAGCAACTTCTACAAGGCCATGCCTGTGGTCTACACCGAGGACGGACTGTTCGGCACAGCGCCGATGCTGATCCTCGAAGACACGAACGAGGTTGTGCGTTTCTACTCGCTGACGGCTGGCACCTACGCTGTCGGTCTGGACGATCAGCAACGCGTCGACTCGCTGTGGCGCCGCTACACCAAGACTGCGCGCCAGCTGGAGCAGCGCTACGGACAGGAGAAGCTGCCGGCGCGGGTGCGCGAAGCGCTGCCGCAGAATGGCGACCGCACGTTCTGGGTCGAATCGCTGATCGAGCCGAACCCCGACGAACGCCCTGGCATCGGCCCCCTGGGGCTGCAGGCGCCGCAGTACCGTGCCTACCGCGAGGTGGTGTGGATTGATGGATGCGGCGAAGGCGAAAGCGGCGTGATCGACATCGGTGGCCATTACGAGGCACCGCACGTGGTTGCGCGCTGGAACCCGGTTGCGGAGGACGTCTACTCCACGTCCCCGGCAATCGACTGCCTCGGCGACATCAAGCAGCTGCAGTACCTGGAAGGCGAGAAGTTGCGCCTGATGGAGCAGATGTCCGATCCCACGCTGGGTGCGCCGGAGTCGCTGCGGCGCACGGGTGGCGCACGGCTGCGCAAGGGTGGCCTGATCTACCTGCCGCAGGACACGGTGAACGCCAACGTCGCACCTGTGTATACCCCTGATGCCAGGGGGCTGCAGCAGATCCGCGAGGAGATCGCCACCGTTGAGCAGCGCATCCAGCGGTCGTTCTTCTACCAGCTGTTCCTGATGCTGGAGGCTCTGGGCGACAAGACGGATCGTACTGCCACCGAGATCGCCACCCGCAAGGAAGAGAAGGCGGCCGTCCTGGCGCCGACGCTGGAATCCATCACCGACGAAGTGCTGGACCCGGTGATCATTCGGGTGTTCCGCCTGCTGGAGCGTGCCGGTCGTATTCCCGAACCACCGCAGATCCTGGCCTCGGTGCCGCTGAAGATCGAGTACACCAGCATCCTCGCCCAAGCCGCGAAGGCAGCCGCAGTCGGCTCCATCGAGCGCACGGTGCAGTTCGTCGCCGGCGTTGCTCAGGCAACCGGCAATCCATCGGTCATGGACAAGCTGGATGCCGACCAGGTGGTCGACGAGTACACCGCGGCCGTGGGCGGCCCAGCCGCCATCGTGCGTAGCGACGATGCCGTGGCCAGCATCCGCGCCGACCGTGCTCAGCAGCAACGGCAGCAGCAGCTCGCAGCCGCGGCCCAGCCGCTGAAGGATGCAAGCCAGGCACTGAAGACCGCCGGCGAGTCAGTTCCCGAAGAAGGCTCGGCAGCTCAGGCGTTGATCGATGCCATGCAGGGCGCCGCATGAGCCGGCCCGGCCGCAGTCAGGAGGACATCGACCAGGAGCGTCGTGAGCGCCAGCTGGCCACGCTGGAACTGCGCCAGTTGCGCGAGGACATCCGCACGCTGCTGACTGACCCGGCTGGCCGCCGAGTGGTGTGGGCCTTCCTGCAGTCCATGGGCGTGGACACCAGCGCCTTCAACACCAACGCCATGGCGCAGTCCCGCGCTATCGGACGGCAGGAAGCTGCCCAGTGGTGGCTCCTGGCCATCCGCGATAACTGCCCGGAGCGCGAAGCACAGATGCGCGCCGAGGCCAACACCTCACTGAAGCGGCTGCAGGCGCAGTCGCAGCAACCCGAGGAAAACGATCATGTCGACTGAAACCGCCACCGAGACCAGCACACAAAATTCTGGCGACGGCGATGGCAGCAACACCACCAGCACCACGGGACAGCAGGGCACCGGCGCCAATGGACAGCCGGGCACCGAGGGTACGGGGAATGGGGGTGACGCGACGGGCGCGAACGGCAAGGACACCCAGGGCAATGACGGCAAGGCCGGCAAGTCCGACAGTGAAACCGCCGCTGGCGCACCGGAGCAGTACGAGGCGTTCAAGGTGCCGGACGGGTTCTCCCTCGAAGGCGACCGCCTCGGACAGGCCACCGAGTTCTTCAAGGCCAAGGGCTGGACGCAGGAACAGGCCCAGGAGGCCATCGACCTGTACACCAGCATGGCCGGCGAGGACGCGGCGGCACTGCAGCAGGCTGTGGAAGCACAGCGCCTGCAGCAGCTGGAGCAGTGGGGCGAACAGGCCAAGGAGCAGCTCGGCACGAAGTACGACGAGACGGTGAGCTTGGCCACCACCGCGGTGAAGGCCGTGAACGACCCGGAACTGACCAAGGCGTTCAACGAATTGGGCTGGGGCAACCACCCGAGCCTGATCAAGGCGTTCGCGTTCTTCGGTCGGCTCGGCCGGGACAGCCCCATGGACGGGCTCGGTGGTTCGACCACCAGCGGCGCCGGCGACCGTAGCCTGGGCCAGCGCATGTACCCGGATATGAAGTAACCCCACCACCTCAACCCACCAACCCTCAGCCGCCGCAAGGCGGTTTTTTCATTTCAAGGAGCAAGCACCATGGCTGTTATCGGAAACACCATGCCGACCCTGCTGGAGGCATCCAAGCTGTACACCGGCGATGGCACCCCGCTGCCGGTGGCCGAACTGCTGACCGAGCAGAATCCGATCCTCGACGACATCCCGTGGTTCGAATCGAACCAGACCACCGGCGAGCGCCTGGCGGTCCGCACCGGCCTGCCGTCGGCCGTCTATCGCAAGCTCAACGCGGGTATCCCGGCCAGCAAGAGCCGCTATGCCGACGTCACCGAGTCGACCGGCATGCTCACCTCGCTGGGCAAGATCGACAAGGCGCTGGCCGACCTGTCCCCGAACGCGGCCGACTTCCGCGTGCGCGAGAACATGGGCCACTTCACCGCGATGAACCAGACGTTCGCGGACCGCCTGTTCTACGGTGATACGGACATCAACCCGGAGCAGTTCCTGGGCTTCGCGCCGCGCTTCAGCACCGCCGACCCGGACGATGCCGAGAACGCCGTGCAGCTGATCGACGGTGGCGGCACCGGCACGGACAACTCGTCGATCTGGCTGATCGGCTGGGGCAAGGAAGGTGCCTATGGCATCTATCCGAAGGGCTCGAAGGCCGGCCTGGTGCACCAGGACTACGGCGTCGAACTGGTCAAGGACGCCGACGGCAACGAGTTCCCGGCCTACCGCGACTGGTTCGAATGGCACCACGGCATCGCCGTGAAGGACTGGCGCAACATCGTCCGCGTCGCAAACGTGGACATGAGCGCCCTGACCAAGGACGCCTCGGCCGGCGCCGACCTGATCGACCTGATGGTCCAGGCGGTCGAGCAGATCAACGCGCCGGAAGCCGTGAAGCTGGCGTTCTACGTGCCGCGCACCGTCCGCAGCTTCCTGCGCCGGCAGATCACCAACAAGGACAACGTCTGGCTGTCCATGGGCGAGGTGGCCGGCCGCAAGGCGGTCCAGTTCGACAGCATCCCGGTGCGCCGCGTCGACGCCCTGTCGGTCAACGAATCGGCGATCACCTTCCCGTAATCGGGGAGGTGTGCCGCAACCCATCCAACTCGGAGCAACGCAATGATCCTCGACGCACAGAACGAGTTCTCCAACGGCCAGGCGGTGACCGCCACGGCCATCTCCACCAACGTCATCGACACCGGTACCGACAAGAACCCGGTGAAGGACCTGGGCGGCCCGGAGCCGATCTATTTGGTGATCCAGGTGGATACCGACTTCGCCGCCGCCGGTGCCGCCACCCTGGCCGCGAGCCTGGAATCGTCCGCGGCGGCGGGCCTGACCTCGGCGAACGTCCATTTCAGCACCGGCGCGTTGGCGCTGGCCACGCTGAAGTCGGGCAACACCGTGGCCGTCGTGGCACTGCCCAGCGGTGACTACCTGCGCTACCTGGGCGTTCGCTACACGGTCGGTACCGGTCCGATGACCGGCGGCGCCGTCTCGGCGTTCCTGACGCGCGATCCGCAACTGTATCGCGCCTATTGGGCCGCTGTCGGCAGCTGATCCCGCCGAAGGCACCAGCGGTGCCATCACAGAGCCGGCGACGGAAGTCGCCGGCTCTCCTACGACGCAACAGGAGCCGAAGATGTCCGAAGCAACCAGCAAGAGCGCCCAGCGCTCCAACAAGGCCGTGCGCGGCAGCCTGCCCGCCGAAGGCACCAGCGGTGCCCTCTACGAGGTCACCAAGCGCACGCACAAGATCAACGGCCGTGACTACGAGCCCGGCGAAAAGGTGTTCTGGGCGGGTACTCCTGGCGTTCTGCTGAAGCCTCTGAACGACGAGGCCAAGGCCGCAGTGAAGGAAGCCGACGCGGCGCGCGCCAAGGAAAAGGCGGCGGCCGAAAGCAAGAAGAACGGTCGATAAGGAGCAGCCATGGCTTCCCAGGTCCAAATCTGCAACCTGGCCCTGGGCAAGCTGGCCCAGGACATCACGATCACCTCGCTGACCGAGCGTTCCAAAGAGGCGCGCGTGTTCTCGCGCCTGTGGGAGCCGATGCGTGACCTCGTGCTGGCCGACCGTCTGTGGCCGTGGGCGATGAAGGCCCAGCGTCTGGCGGTCGCCGCAGAGGCACCGATGCCGGGTTGGGAGATCCGCTACGCCCGCCCGGCGGATTGCATCACCGTGTTGGCCATCGCCGACGATCAGGGCATGCGCGCTGGACGGCGCCTATCGCGCTGGTGTGAGCAGCAGTTCCGCCAGTGCCACGGCATCCAGTTCGAGCAGGCGATGGGCACGGATGGCACGTCGCTGCTGTGCGATCAAGCCGAGGCCTATCTGATCTACGTCGCACGCGTGGAAGACCCGGAACGCTACCCGGCGCACTTCGTCGATGCGCTGGCCTGCAAGCTGGCCGAGGAAGGCGCGCCGACGATCATCGGTGCCAATGGGTTCTCCAACAAATCCGGCCTGAAGCAGCTGTACCAGCTCGCGCTCAGTCAGGCTGCGGCGCACGACTTCAACGAGGCCGACGAGGACGAGCGCCAGCCGTCCATGGCCCAGATGGCGAGGGCCTGACCATGGCACGACTTCTGCAACCGAGCATGTCCGGTGGCGAGCTGTCTCCCGGGCTCCAGGGGCGCGTCGACATGGTGCGGTACGCCATCAGCCTCAAGAAGTGCCTGAACGTCATCACCAAGCCAACGGGCGGCGGCGAGAAGCGGCCGGGCTACCTGTTCCGCGGCGGCGCCAAGCACAACGACCGCGCCACCCGCTTCATCCCGTTCATCTACTCGACAACGGTCAAGTACGCGATCGAGCTGGGCGACGGCTACATGCGTTTCTGGGTGGGTGGTGCGCTGCTGCGCAATGGGGCAGGGGACATCGTCGAGGTGGCCACGCCTTACACCGGCGAGGACATCTACGAGGTGCGGCACACGCAGTCGGCCGACGTGCTGTTCCTGGTGCACCCGTGGATCCCGCAGAAGGAGCTGCGTCGGCTGGCTGTCGATCAGTTCGAGCTGCGCGATTTCGAGTACCGACGTGGCCCCTTCCGCCCGTTCAACAATGACGAGGCCGCGCTGCTGGCCGTGTCCGGCACCCAGGGCGTGGTCACGGTGACGACCAACGTCCCGACCTTCACCGCAGAAATGGTCGGCTCGCTGCTGTATGCCGAGGAAAAGGAACTGCGCTCGGTGAAGCCTTGGGTGGCGGCGGAGAAGAACGTGCCGCTGGGCGCCCTCCGCCGGAGCGACCAGAAGGTCTACCGCTGCGTGAGCGTCCCCGTGGTGACCGGCCTGGAAGGAACGCCGTACTACGTATGCGGCAGCGTGCGCCCGGTGCACGATAGCGGCCGTGCGTTCGACGGACCGCAGGACGTGAAGTTCGACAACGTCAACGACTACGCCGTCGGCGTTGAATGGGAGTACGTGCACGGTGGGTTCGGGATCATGAAGATCACCGCCTTTACCAGCCCGTTCGAGGTCACCGCCACGGTGATCGAGCGGATCCCCGACAGCATCGTGGGCAACGTACCGCCGCCGGTGGCAGGTCCGTGGACCTTCAGCGGCGATGGCACCACGAAACAGTTCTCCATCCCTGGCGCGACCAGCAGCAGCTATCTGGACTACCAGGTAAAGATCGACGGCGTGCCAGTGCAGTCGAATCCGTACTACCCCGGTGGTAGCGGCACCGGCGGCACCAGTGGTGGCGGGATTGGTCGCGGCGGCAATGTCGTGCAGGAGGTGATGTGATGGCACAGGGCTGGACGATCGATCCCGGCGCGGACCTGATCAACTTCTACGAGGCACCGCCGACCGGCACCAGCAACATCGTGGTGACCCAGTACGCGGCTGGCGCCGTCGGCGGGACCGACGTCTGGGCTGTCGGCGCCTGGTCCTATCGCTATGGCTACCCCGGTGAGGTCGAGTTCTTCGGCGATCGCCTGTGGTTCGCCGGCAGCCCCGGCGATCCGCAGACCGTGTGGGCCTCGAACATCGGCGACTATCCCAACTTCGGGCGCAGCTCGCCGATCGTCGACAGCGACGCGGTGTCGTTCACCATCAATGCGCGCCAGGTAAATGCGATCCGCGACCTGGTGCCGCTGGACAGCCTGCTGGTGCTGACCACCGGCGGCGAGTGGAAAGTCACTGGCGGGCAGGACGCGGTGGTGACGCCCAGCACCATCGGGATCAAGCCACAGTCTGCCTATGGCACCGGCAACCTTCAGGCCCGCGTGCTGGGCGAGTCGGCGGTGTTCCTGCAGGCGCAGGGCCAGCGCGTGCGCGATCTGGCCTATCAGTTCGAGAAGGACGGCTTCCGCGGCAACGAGATCAGCATCTGGGCCGACCACCTGGTGCAGGGCTATACGTTCCGCGGCATCGAATACAGCACGGCGCCCTGGCCGATCCTGTGGATGCCCCGCACGGATGGCGTGCTGATCGGCTGCACGTACATGCCCGAGCAGGAGGTCACCGGCTGGCACCCGCATGAGACCGATGGCGAGGTGCTGGACGTTTGCTGTCTGCCCGGCGAGATCGAGACCGAGGTCTACCTGCTGGTGCGCCGCTTCATCAACGGCGAATGGGTCCAGTACGTGGAGCAGATGGCCCCGACCCGGTACGACGATCCGCTCGACTGGAAGTACGCCGACAGCCTGCTGACCTACGACGGCCGGCGGCCGAACGGCTCGCCCATGACCCTGACCAGCACCGATGGGTGGAACGAGGGCGCGGTGATCACCGCCACCACCGGCGTCGCGATCTTCAGCGGGGCAGGCGACGTGGGAAACATCCTGCGGCTGGCGATTGGCGACGAGCACGTGCGCGTGCGGGTCATGGCCTTTGTGTCGCCCACGGCAGCGACGGTGGAATCAATCGGCTCGGTTCCGTTGGCGTTGCGTGGCGTGGCCGTGCAGGACTGGACCTATCAGCGCTCGACCATCGCCGGCATGGGCCACCTGGAGAGCAAGACTGTGGTGGCCTTGGTGGACGGAAACGTGCAGAAGGATCTTCAGGTGGTCGACGGCAAGGTGCAGCTGCAGCGCCCGGGTGGCGTTGTGCACATTGGCCTGCCGTACACCGCCCACATTGAGACGCTGGAGGTCAATGCCAATGGTGGCGACCCGCTGCGCCCCATGAAGAAGCTCGCCTTCGAGGTCGCGCTGCTGGTGCGCAACACCCGCGGCGTCTACGTCGGCACCACGCTGGACACGCTCGATCCCATTGCGCAGCGCGATTTCGAGAACTACGACGAGCCTACTGCCCCGTATACCGGGGTTTTGCGCAAGAACATGTCCTGCCGGTGGGGCGTGGACAGCGGTCATTTCCACATCGTCAGCGACGACCCGCTGCCGATGGAGATCCTGTCCCTGATGCCCCAGGTGGTGGCATCCGAATGAAGATCACCGCAGAGCTGGTACCGGCCGAGGCTGGTCACATCGAGGCGATTGCATCTGCGGCGCGGCTTGCGGATGTGGTCGAGCTGTGGGCATGCGCCCGGACAACGCCCGCCGAAGCCCTGCGGCGCGGCCTGGCCGGGAGCGCCGAGGCATGGACGGCAATGGTGCGCGGCGTGCCTGTGTGCATGTTCGGAGCCACCCCTTACTCGATCCTCGGCGGAATAGGCACGCCATGGATGGTCGGCTCGACCGGGCTTAACCCGCTGTCGGTCCAGAAGGAACTGCTGCGCCTGTCCCGCCCAGCCCTGGCCCGCATGCAGCAGGCATTCCCTTCGATGCTGTTCAACGTCGTCGACCAACGCAACGAGGCCGCGCAGCGCTGGCTGCATTGGCTGGGCTTCCACTTCCTCGCGCCGGTGCCGGTCGGACCGGACAGCGCCCCTTTCCTTCCGTTCTACTGGAGCGCATAACGTGTGCAATCCCGCAATCGCCCTTCTGGCGGCCACCGTTGTAACCGGTGCATACCAGGCTGATCAGCAGCAGAAGCAGGGCAAGGCCAACGCGCAGATCGCCGAGAACAACGCGATGCTGGCGCAGCAGGATGCCGATGCCAGCAACGCTCTGGCCACCCGTGAGATGGAGCAGCAATCGTGGCGCACGCGCATTGCGCTGGGCCAGCAGCGCGCCGCGATCGCCGCCAACAACGTCGACCCGACGCTGGGCACGCCGGCGGAGATCCTGGGCGAAACCGCGATGTTCGGCGAGGTCGACCAGCAAACCATCCGCATGAACGCTGCCCGCCAGGCTTGGGGCTTCAATGCGCAGGCCCAGAACCAGCGGACGCAGGCGGAGCTGTCGCGCTGGAACGGCAAGTCGCAGGCGACCGGCACCATTCTGGGCTCGCTGGCCAGTGCGGCCAGCATGGGCGTGGGGGGGATGGGGGGCATGCGCGGCGCCGGCAGGTCGGCTGTCGGTTCGCGGACAACCGGCACCATCAATAGCGGTGGCTGGACGGGAGGGTACGCCTGATGGCCACCCTGATTCCACGCACCAGCGGCCCGCAGGTACAGGCGCAGCTGGGCCCGCAGGTCCGTAACACCGCTCAGGTCGATCTCTCCCCGCAGATCCGCGCGGCCGGCCAGATCGGGCAGGCTGCGTCCGACCTGTTCCAGCAGCAGAAGAACCGCGCGGACCTCACTGCGGTGATGGAAGCCCGCCGTGAGCTGTCGGACTGGGAAGGCACGACCTTCAACCCAGCCAATGCGGACGGCATCGCCAAGTACCAGGGCAAGAACGCACTGCAGGCGCACGATGCGTTGCTGGGTGACCTCGATCAGCGTGTGTCTGCTATCCGGGGGCGGCTGTCGCCTGAGCAGCAGCAGCGGTTCGATCAGGTGTCGTTCTCCTTCCGAGACTCTGTGCAGGGTCGGCTGAACAACTACGCCGACCGCGAGTACAGCGCCTACGAGGCGACCGAGCGCAAGGCGACGATCGACAACATTGGCCAGGATGCCGTCAGCGCCGGCATGTCCGGCGATTTCGGTCTGGCCGACGTGCGCCTGCAGGAGGCCGTTGGCATCGCCAGCGCCGCCTACCAGACGCAGGGCTTGGGCGCGGAGGCGATCAAGGCCAGCGAGCGCGGCATCGTGTCCTCGGTCCGCAAGCAGACTGCCGCGGCAATGGCCACGCGCGACCCGTTCGCCGCGGAGGACTACTACCACCGCTATGCGGACCAGATGACGCCGGAGGACCGGGCGCAGGTCGAGCGCACGCTGTATCCGGTGGTGAAGGACCGCGCAGCGTATGAGCTGGCCAACTCGCTGGCCGATGGTCGTGGCGCGATCGAGCCGCTGCCGGCGCCTACTGCACGTGGCAAGCCCTCCCCGGCCATCGCCAAGGCGATCGATGAAGCAGCCGCGGCCGAGGGCCTGGACGCAGCCGGCCGCGCTGACCTGTACGCGCTGGCCGAGCAGGAATCAGGGTTCCGCGCCGACGCCGTGAACCCGGAGGTTCTGGACGATGGCGACCAGGCTACCGGCCTGTTCCAGTACCGCTCCACCAGCGCCGGCGGCATCGACCGCAGGGACGCTGCAGCGTCTGCCCGGCGCGCAGCTCGTGAGTACAAGGAACGGCTGGCCAAGGGCGGCCGGGCGTTCGCCATTGCCGCTCATTTCGCTGGAGAGGGTGGGGCCGATGCGGTAGTGAACCGTGGCCGCTCAGCGCAGAACCCCAAGACGGCGCTATACGTGCGACAGGTGATGGGCCGCTCCGCGCGGTGGGCGTCGTCCGCGGGGCAGGGTGCAACACCGGGAACGCCGGCCGCTGCCGCTGCAACGGCCGCACCGTCGACGCTAGCCGATGCCATTGCTGCGATCCCGCGCACCATGCCGCCGGACCAGCGTGCTGCCACTGAAGGCTACCTGCGCGACATCTACGCGCAGCGCAAGGACCGGCTGGAGCAGGCGAAGAAGGCTGCGGCCATGTCGATCTACGACAAGGTGGCTGCCGCCGGCGCGAGCGTGCCGCTGTCGCAGGTGCTGGCGCCGGCTGAGCTGGCGCTGGTGGGCCAGGATTCCAGCCTGTCCGAGTCGATCAACCGCTACCGCAAGCTGACCGCAGAAGGGGCGGTGATCCAGGACGACCCGGCCACGGTAGACGAGCTGCAGCGTATGCAGGCCCTGCGTCCGACCGAGTTCGCCAAGCTGCCGCTGGGCCAGTACGCCGACAAGCTCAGCGGCAAGACGCTGAAGGCCTTCGCCGATGACCAGACGAAGGCGAACGATCCAGAGAAGCGTGCTGACTACATGAGCTATGACGATCGCGTGCAGCGTGGTTTTCAGATGCTCGGGATCGGCACTGAGACGGACGTCCGGGGTGTGGGCTCTTCCATCAGAAACTCCCCGCGTGCGGCGTTGCGGGGTGAGTTCCGCATTGCACTCCAGAACGCGCAGAACGCCTTCGTGAAGACCACCGGAAAGAAGCCAACTCCGGAGCAGGCCGACATTCTGCTGTCCGCCACCGCCAAACAGTTCGCCGCGAACCTGCAGCCCGGCCGCCTCAGCGCTATGCGCGACGAAGACGGCAAGCTCAAGAGCAACCCGAAGGCGAAGACTGGCCTTTACAGCAGCGCGGCGCAGTTCGACCTGCAGGTGAGCCAAGAAGATCGTGACACCGTCCGGGACGCATACATCCAGAAGTATGGCCGTGCGCCCACCGATACCTGGGTAACGCAGTACCTGGCAACCAAAGCGCAAGGGGTAAAGAAGTGATGGACAACCTGCTGGATGGCTTTGACGAGCTGTCGGACGAAATCGAGAGCAAGCGGCAGACCGCATTGCGCTCGCTTTACACCGGCGCCAGCCAGAAGCCAGAAGAAGCTGCGCGCGCGAACCAGCTGTCGGACCAGCTTGGCCAGCCCTTCGGCGTCGTGGCGGCGAACCTCGCCGACTACGAGCAGGACGCGCGCCGGCAGGAGATCGACGACGCCGGCCGCGCGTCGCCCCACGTAGGCGATTTCCTCAGCGATCCGCGCCGCATGGCGCTGGCCAGCGATGAGGCGCCGAAGCTGGCCACCTACGCTAATTCGCTGGTGACCGGTGAAGCGCGTGCGACTGCAGAGCCGAACATCCTGGAGCAGGTCATCGGCGGCATCGTCAGCGGCTGGCAGCGCGGCAAGGCCAATGCACTGTCCCTGCTGCCTGATGGCCCGGCTGTGATGGATCCGGCGACCGGCCGCATGACCACGGATCGCTCGGCGGAGGAAGCGGCACTCCGTGCAGACCAGGAGCGCCGCGCGCAGGCCGCGGATGTGACCAGCGCGAGCACCGACCGTGGGTTCCAGGCGTTCGACCGTGCGAACAAGGCCGGCAGCTTCGGCGGTGCCGTGCGCGAGCTGGCCGGCGGCGGCACCGACACGCTGGGCGCGATTGCGGTCACCCTGGGGCAGTCGATCGGCATGGGCGCCCCGGGCCTGGCGCTGACGGCGGCCACGGGCGGCGGTAGCCGCGTGGTGACCGCGGCCTCGGCCGGTACCGGCTCGGGCCTGACCGAGTTCGGCGCCAGTATCGCCGACGCAATGCAGGACGCGAAGGTCGACCCGACCGACGCCTATGCGGTCGGCCAGTTCCTGCGCGATCCGCAGAAGATGGCCGCCGCGCGCGACAAGGCGGCCAAGCGCGGCGTGGCGATCGGCGTGTTCGACGCGCTGACTGCCGGCGTGGCGGGCCACTTCATCAACAACGCCCGACGCAGCGCGTCCTCCGCGATCCTGCGCACCGGCGCCGAGGCTGGCATGCAGCTGGGTGGCGGCGCGGCCGGCGAGGCCACGGCGCAGCTGCTGACCGAGGAACGCCTGAAGTGGGGCGACATCATCATGGAGGGCCTGGCCGAGGTCCCCACCGGTGCGGTCGAGGTGCATGCCAACTACCGCGCTGCGCGCGCGTCCGGGCAGGTGCGGTGGATCAACGAGCGTCTGGACCAGGTGATGCAGTCGGGCCAGAGCAACGACCGGCTGCGCGCTGCCACCGAGCTCGCCGGCGAGTTGAAACTGGGGGAACGCTCGCCGGAGGACATGAAGGCGCTGACGGCGCAGGTGGCCGGCGAAGACGCGCGCGTGTATCTGGACGCTGACCAGGCGCAGACGCTGTTCCAGTCCGCACCGCAGGTGCTGCAGGACATGGTTGGCGGCGAGTCGGCGCTGGCCGAGCAGCTGGCGACCGGTCAGGTCGTGATCCCAATGGCCGAGTGGATGGCTGCTGTCCCGCGGCTGCTGAACCGCGACGAGATCCTGCGCAACGCTCGCACGACCGCCGACGGGTTGTCGCCGGCGGAGCTGGAAACGCTCGACATCGACGCCATGGCTCGCGAGCTGGGAGTGCCGCTGGACGCGCCGGCGCCGGATGCCACGGCAGCGAATGCCCGCGCGCAGGTGCAGCAGTCGGTCATGGCGCAGCTGGTCGGAACCGAGCGCTACACCCCGGCCCAGGCCGAGAGCCAGGCACAGCTGTGGGGCGCGATGTTCGGCCGCCTGGGCGAGGTCACGGGCCAGGATCCGGTGGCGCTGTACGAACGCTATGCCGCCGGCATCGAGGCAGCCGAGGCGCCTGCAGAGGGCGGCGAGAGCCAGCCGCGCACGCTGATGCAGCGGGGCATGGACGCACTGCGCAGCCTGTTCGGCCGGCCGCAGGTGGCCACCGATGGCCGCGGCCAGCAGACCATCGAGCGTGACGGCAGCGCCTATGTGCAGCGCGCTGGGCAGTGGCTGCTGGCGGACGAACAGGGGCAGGCCCGTGACTTCCTCACGCTGGACCAGGCCCGCACCGAAGCAGAACGCATCGGCGGCGAGATCGTGCAAGACGACCCGATTGACGGTCAGCGGCAGACCTGGAGCGTGGCGCTGCCGGACGCCGCTGCGCGCGAGGTGTTGGCCGGCGACATCCTGTTCCAGCCGACCCGCACCGACGAAGTGCCCACCGGCCTTGCCCCTGATACGCCGGTGCCGGTGATCGAACTGGAGCCCACCACCGGCAACCCGGCTGAGTGGTTCGCAGAGTCGAACGAGCTGATGCGCACGCAGCAGGACGGCACCGAGGTCACCGCACCGGATGGGCAGCCCGTGCGCTTCGCATCCCGCGGCCGGAAGAAGGTCATGTCCAAGGGCCGCCGTGACCCGCTGCGCCAGGCGGTCGCACGGGAGCTGCCGGCGCTGGTGGAGTCGGCCCCAATCCACGCCACCTCGGTCGACACGGACGACAAGACGGTTTCTTACGCCTACGCGGCATCGGCGGTCCAATACGACGGCCAGGTCTACCCGGTTCGCTTGGTCTACAGGGTGGGTAACGACGGTGTCCGCCGCGCCTACGATTTCGAGGGCTTTGAAATAGGAAACCCCGACGGCCTCGGCAGCGAAGCGCTGCGCCAATCGGGGTCTGACGTCGGTGCCATGGAGCGGGCCGGCACGGCCGAGTCCGAGTTGCGTACCCGCAGTCTGCCGACGTCGGGGCTGACGCTATCAGAGGTCCTGCCGGCTTTCAACGCCCGGCCGTTCTTCCAGTCGTCTGAGGCGGCCCCCCGGGGGCAGATTCAGATTGGCCCCGGCCGGTCGATGCAGATCAGCCTGTTCAGGGGGGCGGACCTGTCCACGTTCCTGCACGAATCGGGGCACTTCTTCCTGGAGGTCTACCGCGACCTGGCCACGGCAGAGGACGCCGCCCCCCAGTTGCGCTCCGACCTGGACGCGCTGCTGAAGTGGTTCGGCGTCGAGTCGGCGGACCAGATCGGTGTAGACCAGCACGAACAGTTCGCCCGCGGGTTCGAGGCCTACCTGGGCGAGGGCAAGGCCCCGACCCCTGAGCTGCAGTCGGTGTTCAGCCAGTTCAAGCAGTGGATTCTCGGCGTCTACCGCAGTCTGCGGAATCTGGACGTGGACCTGACCGACGAAGTGCGCGGCGTGTTCGACCGGATGCTGGCCAGCCAGGAAGAGATCGAAGCGGCACAGGCCCGGGTGGGGTTCGAGCCGATCGCGCGAGACCTGGCCGAAGCGCAGGCGCTGGGCATGACCGAGCGCCAGTTCGCCGATTACCAGGCCCAGGTCGCTGCGGCGCGGGAGCAGGCCGAGGCAGACCTCATGGCGCAGCTGCAGGAGGCCGATGCTCGCGCCCGCAAGCGCTGGTGGAAGGACGAAAGGGCCACCATTCTTAGAGAGGTCGAGGCTGAGGTCGAGGCCACGCCCATCGTGCGCGCCTACCGTGTGTTGACGGGGAAGAAGGAGATCAACGGCGAGCCGGTGCCCGCGCAGCTGCATGGCCTGAAGCTGGATCGCGCCGTGCTGGCGGCGACCTACGGCGACAGTTTGCTGGACAAGATGGGCCGGGTCTACGCGCGCAAGGGCGGAACCCATCCCGAAGAGGTGGCAGCCATGCTGGGCTTCACCTCCGCCGACGAGCTGGTGCAGGGCCTGTGGACGGTACGGCAGACCCTGGCCGGCGTGAACGCGGAGGCCGATGCGCGGATGCAGGCCCGCCACGGCGACCCGATGACCGACGGAACGCTGCCGCAGCGAGCTCTGGATGCGGTGCATGGCAGCCGAAAGATCCAGCTGCTGGAGCGGGAGCTGGGTGTTCTGGCCGATCTGGCCAAGGAGCCGCGGCCGAACCGACGTGAACTGAAGGCAGTGGCGCGGGCCGTGCTGGCCGAGAAGACCGCGCGGCAGATCCGTCCGAACGACTATCTGGTCGCCGAGCGCAAGGCTGCCCGCGCGGCCGCGCAGGCGGCGGCCAAGGGGAAGTATGCCGATGCACTGCAGGCGAAGCGGCAGCAGGCCCTGAACGCTGTTCTGTTCGCCGAGGCTCGCGCGGTGCAGCAAGAGGTCGAGTCCAAGGTCGGCTACATCCGCCAGCAGATGACCCCGCAGGCGCGCGAGCGGCTGGGCAAGGCCGGCGCCGACTACCTGGAAGCGATGGACACCATCGCCGACACCTACGAGTTCCGCGACGTGTCCGGCCGGGCCATTGCGCGCCGCCAGAGCCTGCGGCAGTGGGTGGAAGCCCGCCAGGCCGACGACGACCTAACCGCGGTGAGCGATGCGTTGCTGGCCCGTGTCGAGGCGGAAAGCGTGACGAACTACGCGGACCTGCCGATTACTGAGTTCCGCGAGCTGCACGACGCGGTGACCAACATCGCGCGTCTGGCCAAGCTGAAGAACAAGCTGCTGAGCAACAAGGACCAGCGCGACTGGGAGAGTGCGCAGGCCGAGCTGGCCGGCGCAATCCGTGGCGCGATCGCTGAGGGCAAGCCGCTGCCGCTTTCCGACGCAGACCTGACCGCGATGCAGAAGGTCGGCGCAACCTACACCGGCCTGATGGACTGGGTGTTGCGCCCGGAGACGGTTGTCGAATGGTTGGACGGCGGTGAGACCGGGCCGTGGCACGACTTCCTGTGGAACCAGGCAGAGGCGGCGCAGCAGCAGCGGATCGAGCTGCGCAATCGGGTTGGCGGCATGTTGGAGCAGACCATGAAGGCCCTGACCCCGGCGCAGCGGGCGGACCTGAACCGCTTGGTGTACGTGCCGAGCCTGGGGCGCTCGCTTTCGAAAAACACCATCGTGGCGGTGGCACTGAACATGGGCAATGCCGGCAACCGAGACAAGCTGATGCGCGGCGGGTTCATCGGTCAGAACGCCGAGGTCGTCCAGTTCACACCGCAGAACATCGCGGAAATGCTGGGACACCTCACGCCGGCCGATGCGCAGATGGTGCAGGGCATCTGGGATGCGGTGAACAGCCTGTGGCCGGACATCGTCGAGCAGCAGCGCCGGCTGTCGGGCGTTGCACCCGAGCAGGTTGAGCCGATGCCGCTGATCTTCACCGCGGCCGATGGTTCGACGGTCAGCCTGCGCGGCGGCTACTACCCGGCGGTGTATGACCCGCGGGCAGGTGCCGGCGGCGTCAAGCAGGCGCGTGCGGCTGAGGAACAGATCATGGGCGGCACTTTCAGCCGTGCCATGACCAGCAAGGGGCACACCAAGGAACGCACCGAGTATGCGGCGCCGATGCTGTTGGACTACCACCGTGTGCTGTCGCGCCACCTCAATGACGTAATCACCGACGTCTCCCACCGCGGCTACGTGAAGCAGGCGCTGCGGGTGCTGGAAGACCAGGAGCTGAAGAACCTGATCCAGCAGCGGCTGTCGGAGGGCGCGTATCACTCGCTCTACGGAAGCGTGAAGAACTCGGTACGCGGCGCGTCGGTGTCCGAGCCAGGTTCCAGCTCGGTGGAGAAGCTCGGCGATGCGGTGCTGACCAACACGGCCGTGGCCGCCCTGGGCTTCCGTCTGCCGCTGGTGTTCGCCAACACCGTGGTGGCGCCGATCCAGGCGGCGGCGCGCGTTGATCCGAAGTACCTGGCCACCGGTTACGCGGCGTACTACCGCAACCCGGGCAAGATGACCGAGATGATTCACTCGCTGTCGCCCTTCATGGAGGAACGCGCCAACTCGCTGGATTCGTCCTACCAGGTGGTGCTGGGCAAGCTGTCGGGGAAGCGCGGCATCCGCGCGGCGGCGATGAAAATGGCCATGGAGGTGCACCGCTGGACGGTGCCGCTGGCCGAGCGTGCAATCTGGTTGGGTCGATATCAGCAGGCACAGGCGCAGGGCGCCGGCGTCGACGAGGCGGTGCGCCTGGCCGACAAGGCGATCCGCACCACGCAGCAGGCCGGCGCGCCGAAGGATCTCAGCGCGGCCGAGCGAGATCCTCGATACAAATGGGTCCGCATGTTCATAGGTCCGATGATCATCATGAACAACCGTCTGCAGGAATCGGGTCTGCGCGGCCTGTACCTCGGGCGTGTGCAGTCTCCAGCCCGTGCGCTGGGCACTTGGCTGGCCGCTGGCGTGCTGTCCAACGCGGTGTTCGAAGTCCTGATGATGCGCGGCCCGGATGGTGGCGACGACGATGAAAAGGGCTGGGACGACTGGAGCGCCTGGCTCGCACGCAAGACTCTGCTGTTCCCCTTCCAGACGTTCCCGCTTTTGCGCGACGTAGCGGGCGCCATCGACGCAAAGATCGAGGGAAAGCCCAGCATGGGCAGGCCGAACCCGATCGCCGATGCAGGCATTGCTCTGTTCAAGTTCGGGGACAGTGCATGGGATCTGGCGGTCTCCGGTTCGGATGCTGCACTGGAGGCAATGGGATTCGACTGGATCGAAGACCGCGAGCTGGACCCCGAGAAAATCATCACAGACGGCGTGCGCGCTGCTGGCCCAGTGACCGGCATCCCCAGCAACCAGATGCTGACCACCGGTGAATACCTCTACGACGTGGGCACTGGCCAGTACACCCCGGACAACCCAGCAGAGGCGGCCGCATACCTCATGTACCGCCGACCCAAGGACGAGCAGTAATCGACCACGCCCAGCCCCGCAGAAGCGGGGCTTCTTCTTTCTGGAGCCGATGCACCCATGACCATTTCCGCCAACGACCGCCGCAAGACCTACGTGGGCAACGGTGTCGCTACCTCGTTCAACGGGCCGCGCGCATTCCTGGCCTCGCATATCCAGGTGTTCACCGGCACGCATCCGGTATACAGCCTGGTGCCGCCATCGCAGTACACGGTGACCGGACTGCGGGCGAACACCAGCACGGTCACATTCAATGCCGCGCCGGCCCTGAACCTGGACATCCTGATCCTGCGCACGGTGCCGATGGACCAGCCGGCCGACATCACCAACCAGGGTGCGTTTCTGCCGGAGATCCACGAAGACGCCTTCGACTACCGTGTGATGCAGCTGCAGCAGCTGCTCGATAGCGGCATGCAGCTGATACAGGACCCGGAGAGCGGTGAGTTCGTGTGGGACGCCAAGGGCAGCCGTATCATTAGGGTGGGCGATGCGAAGGGCGATGCCGATGCGGTGAACTTCCGCACCGTCCTGGTGCTGATCGAGCAGATCCAGAACGGCGGCGGGTCGGTCGGCATTGCGCCGAAGTTCTGGTCGTTCGAAGGCGACGGCGAGGTGACTGATTTCCCGCTGGCCGGCGCCGATGTGCTGGATCCCCTGTTCTACGACACGGCGCTGGAGAAGACGGTCGGAGCTGGGGACTATCTGGTATCGAAGCCTGGCGACTACCAGATTCTGCCTGGTGGCGAGGGGGTGGCTCCCGCCATTCGCTTCACGACGGCGCCGGCCGATGGGCAGCGAGGCTTTACCACCTTGCGCGGTTATGCCCGGCCTTGGATCGGTGAAACCCCGATCTACACAGTCGCGCCGCGCATCGTGAGCGTCACCGGCAACACGACCTTGGCCGGCGACATGCACAACACGCTGATCCTCGCCAACTCGCCCAACCCGATCACCATCACGATCCGCGCCAACACAGGCAGCGCGATCGACTGGAAGGAGGGCCAGTTCTTCTCGGTCCAACAGGTGGGCGTCGGTCAGGTCACGCTGGCGATCGAGGGCGGAGGGCAGCTGTCGGTGCCGGATCTCTTCCAGCCGAAGTCGCGTGCGAGGGGATGCATCTTCAGTGCAACCTGCACAGCGCCCGATGCCGACGCGTGGTCAACGGCCGGTGATTTGCTGCGAAGCGCCGCAAACCCCGACCTGCAGTCGTTCGTCCTACCCGATCGATCTGCCCTCATCGGCACGAACATCACAGCCGGAACGGGGAAGGGCTCGCTGGTCCTGCCCTATGGTGTGGCGCTGTCGCCGGTGGCGCAGCGCGGCATCTACGCCAGCTTGTCAGAAGCGCAGGCCACCGGTGTGCCGCTGACGGTCGACGTGAAGCGAAACGGCACCAGCATCCTCAACGTGAAACTCACGTTCGACAACGGCGAGCGTTCTACGCTGACGGCCGCGTTGCCGCCGACCTTTGTCCCGGGCGGCGACCTGCTTGCTGCCGGCGACGAAATCACGATCGACGTGCAGCAGGTGGGCACTGCCGGCGCAAAGGGCCTGCAGGTGTACCTCGTCGGCCAGAGGGCCTCCTGACATGTCCGCGCGCCTCTACGATCGTCCCGATCTTGACCAGCGCGAAGGGCGGCTCGCACTCTACGTCACGGGTTCACTGCCAAATGCGATGCCCTCCCAAGCGTACGAAGGCCGCCTTCAGATCACCAACCCGGTTGGCGCGTGCACCGTTCGGCAGATTGATGGCGACACCTTGCCGCCGGGTCATCGGCTGTATGTCGACCAAGCAAGCCGCCAGGTAGTTCTGGCCTGGCCAGCGTTTCAGGAGAACGCCGCACCGATCGCAAACCCGGGGTTCGAGGATGGGCCGACGGGCTGGGAGGCGGGCGCCGGTTGGGTGATCGCAACGGAGAATCCTCCGGTGGGGCTGTGGGCGGCCGGCTACAACAACAACCAGGGTGAGTCGGTCATTTCCAGCACTTCGCGTTACGCGGTGTATGCCGGGCAGCGCACCAGTGCAAAGTGCAAGGTGCGGCAGGGTGCGTCGGCCGAAGGCAATGCCGGTGCCTCGGTCCTGCTCGAATACCGGGACCAGGATGGCCAGGTTGTCGGCCGGGTGGAAGGCAACCGGGTCATGTCAGCCAGCAAGAACCGAGTGTACGACTCCGACGTGGTTGGTACCGCTCCTGCGGGGGCGGCCACGATCAACATCGCAGGCAACGGTATCCGGTACCGGGAGAACAAGATTCTCTTTGTGGATGCCTTCGAGTGGGATCACACGGTCGCCGCTGCAGGCGTCAATCACGAGGTCACCTACGCAATCACCCTGCTGGTAAGCGATTCGCTTGGCAGGAGCGCAAGGTGGGAGGGCCGGGTAGTTGTCGCTGATATCCGCGACTACGCTACAGAGGTCCTGCTCGACGCCCCGGTGGCTTACTGGAAGTTGGACGATGCTCTGGGCGCCGTGAGCTTTGCAGACAGCAGTGGGAACGGCATTTCGGCCAGGACGATCCGTACATGGGCAGGTGCTGCTACCGAACCCCTGATGCAGCGTGGACCGCTGCGCACTGACGGCCAATCCGGCTGGTTCGACGGAATCTCGAATATCGGCGTTGAGCCGGGTGACAGTGGATTCGCCAATCTGGCCATCTCCCCTGGAGGCACGTTTGCCGTGGAGTGCGTGCTGGAAACGCCAACATTCCTGGGGAATTCCACACCGTACATTCTGCGCAAGCAGGCGGAGACGTCGACGGCCCACTACGAGGATTACCTGCTGGGCTTCGCTGGTAATCAGACGTTCCAGCTGGTGTTTGGCTGGACCAACAGCGGGACAGGCAGCGCCCGGCATGTAACTGCGCCGTTTGCATTGGAGCCGGGACGGATCTATCACATTCTCGGCGTGTGCGATGTTGTCGGCGGTGTGGTTACCGTCAGCCTCTACATCAATGGCGAGCTGGTCGCGATGCGCGACGATAGTTCGATGCAGCAGCTTCCCATCGATTCGGCAGGTGCCTTCACCGTCAATGCGCCACAGAACTGGGGCGCATGGAGCTTCTCGGGGCGGATTTCCGATATCGCCCTCTATGCCCACCCGCTGTCGGCGGCTCGGGCGTTGGCCCACGCGCGGGCGGCAGGCTTGGCCGCTCTGTGACCGGGGCGGCAGGGTCGAGCCAGAGCTCGGCTCTGCCCGAACGGTTCAGGGAGGTGGCCGGCCCGTTCGCAGGATCTGCGACCGCCGGCCGTATCCTTCCGGCCATGCGCTCTTCCCACGGCTTCCGCACCGCCCCGATCCCCTCTGGCTGGGTCCAGACAGGTGAGCGCTGGGCGCTTTGGTACAACGGCCGCGAGACGGCCAGCGTCACGCCCGACGGTGGTCCCGGGGTCCGGTTATGGATGGAAGGCCAGAAGATGTGGCAGGTGAAGGAAGTGCGCGCGGCCAACGTCCGGCAGGCGAAGCGGTACGCCGAGCGCTGGTGTGCGGCCAGGCTCTATCCCGATCTGCCCCTGCGCCAGGCAGTCGCCCGGCTGACCGACAGCACCCCGATCCAGCCCGAGCCGCCTCTGCCCGGGCTGCCGCCGACCCGCGAGCAGCAGCAGCAGGCCCGGCGCCTGGCCGAGGCGGGGGCGAAGGAGGTCGAACGGATCAAGGCGGCGCTCGAACCGCGCAAGCCGCCGGCAGAGACGAAACCCCGCGCGAGGGACGTCCGCACCAAGGCGTGGGTGAGGGCAGGGCTGCAGCAGCTGCGGCGGGGCGTGTAGGCCGGTCGGGCTGCACCCTATTGGCGCGTAAGTGATTGATCGGATTGGGGCGCAATCTGCACTTTTGGGACGCCGTGCGAAGACCTGAAACCCTTACAGATCAACGGGATGGGCCAATCAGTAACGATGCCTGGGGGGCAGAGGGTCGTCGGTTCGAATCCGGCCGTCCCGACCACTGTGATGAATCAAGAAGCCCGCGCAGCGATGCGTGGGCTTTTTTGTGCGTGCGGTGTATGCTGCGCGCCACTCGTACTACCGCGGCTGCTGAACCCGGTACTCACGAGAACACATCATGGAATCTGCAAGAAACCGTGCCTGGCGTCGCAGCCAGGCCCGCAATCGTGGTGGCGACCGCGCCACGACCGCCTACCGCTACAAGCCCGAGAAGAGCTGGAAGCTGTTGTATACGCGCGATGCCAAGCTCGCGCGTGCACGCCAGCTGGGCTTCACCTATCCGGTTCTCAGCGCCCGGCAACTGCAGGAACAGGAATGA